GGGGGAACCGCCCCTTCCAAGTCTTTGATCACATAATCACCGCCAGTAACTTTGACGTTGGTGGTATCGATAGTCTCAGGGGTAGCAGTGTCAATAATAAGCGGGGCAAGATAGCCTTGCTCAAGTAGCTCATCCATTGACACACGAGTGGCAGTGCCTTTAAATAATGGGTCTTTGCCTTGCCATAGCCATACGCCATCGCCGCGAAACGGTGTACCAGTGAAGCCGATAACACAAAGGTAAGGGCTACCAAATTCTTTTAGATTATTAATAAAGGTGCGGTACATACCGGCATTGTCAGTATTGACGTTATGGCACTCATCAACGACCAGTAGGTTGACCGTGCCAAGCTCATGAGCTCGTTTTGCAATACTGCCAATGGTTGCAAAGATGATTTGGCTTTCTACGTCTTTTTGACCTAATGCAGCACTGCAAACACCCGCTGGTGCTTCGGGCCATATTGCACGCAACTTGTCTAAGTTTTGTTGGCATAGCTCTTTACTTGCGACGCACATAACAATGCGCGTCTGTGGGTATTGCTCAATAGCACGTCGGCAAAACTCAGCAATGATGATAGATTTGCCAGCACCGACACAAGCATCAACGACTGGATTACCGTCAGGGTGGCGTTGCAGCCAATCGTACAATTCAGTGAGCGTGCGCTCTTGGTAGTCTCTTAATTGGTACATTGTAAAATTCCATTCAGTTGATCGGCTTCATCTTGTGGTAGATACCCGTTGTCAGTTATGACGAACCCAACACAAGTAAGGGCGCAATGATGACTGCAAAAGCCTTTGTGCTGCTCGTTGCTTATTTCCTTGAGTGTTAGTGGATTTCCGCACTCTACACAAGGGTATTTGCCACCAAAATGCCTGTCTTCGCATTTCTCGCACAGTGGTGGCTCTATTGGTAGACCTTGGCAACCACAGTCCGAACCTGAACAGCAAAAATCAGGCTCATGTCCTAAAAATTCCGCTTCGCAACTTATACACGTTTGCTTTGTTAATTCGCTCATAATTTGACCTCATATTCTGCTTGGCTGACAATTGAGCCGCTGCCGTTATTCACGTAGCACTCGCTGTCACCAGTTTTGCAGTACCAAACAACAGTAGTACCCAATGGTGTTTCCTCGGCTTCTAATACGCTAAGATTTGGTAGCAATTGCGGTACCCATCTATGCTCGCTACAGCCTTCCAGCTGTTGCTCATAGGGCAATGTGCTATTACGTAGCTCGCATAACCATGAACCGTCATCTTGCGGCGTTGAATGTATGCAGGTACGGCAATTGACGTTTGGTAGCGGGTTGGGTAATACAGTGTCGCTACCATGGCAGTAATCAGAGTAGGGGCAAAATTTGCACTCAAACCAATCAGGCTTATCGCTGATTCGCATTGGTGGTTCTTCAGCAAAGATGATGCGACGGGCACGGTCAATGTAATGATCAGCTTTTGCTTTGTCGTACTCGATGCGTTCAGCGTAGAGCGTGTCATCATTCTTATTCTTAGCAAGATAAAACGCGCGCGTAAGGCCAAGGCCTTGCATGTAGACTTGTACCTGTGCAAAATGCATCGGCTTTGACTTCTCAACGCCGTCCTTTAATAGCAGCTTGAATGATTTGTCGTTATGCGTTTTAAACTCGCATAGGTGCCAAGTTTTAGGTGCTTCCTTGATGCCAAGAGCAACACCATCGGCGTGACCGCGAAAGTGGCCACCGTGGAATTGGACGCCAAACTGTTTGCCAGTACGGTCATCTATTTCATAAACTTCAATGCCAGCATCAATCATGTTTTGCACCATGCGTGGCTCTTCTAGATGACCAGTTTCAAACAAGCGTAGTAAGCGGCCGTCAAAGTCCTCAAAATGCACCCAGCGGAAGTCGTACCACAGTTGACGAGCGCAAGACTTGCCAATGATAGAGCCGCCAAGATAACGTCTTGGTGAGTCGCTATGCTTGGCTTTGATACCATCATATAAAGCATTCAATGTTGCATCGTCTTTGACGTGTTCTGATATATCAGCCATGCTTCAAGCCCTCCAAGGTGTCTTCTAATATCCAGCCAACGGCGGTCTTATCACTAGTGCTAAGTGTCAGAACATTTAAACCAGAATCACGCAATTGCCTGATCATTTTGAATATGGTTTGACGTGAACGATTGCCAAAGTCATCAATCTTGATCAGCTCTCTATTTTTAAGTCGTGTCTCAAACGTAGATAAGTCTTTGTTGTACTTGGCAACGTTTGCACTGAACTCGATTTGACCGCTTGATTGGCGGGTATAAGTTTTAGCGACTGGCTGCGCTACTGGTGCAGATTTCTTAACAGACTTGGTGCGCTTTGGCGCAAGCTCATCTTTTGGCTTACTTTTCTCGAACAAGTGCGTTGGACTGCGATAAATGCCAGCCATTGCTTTGTCAGATATGAATTGGCCCGTCATGTTCTCAGCCTTGCGATGAGGGTTTTCTTCGAGCCACTGATCGCCTACAGATAGCGGCGTGATGTTTTGCTTGATTTGGTTGGTACGTATAGACATCGTTTTATTCCTTATATGCGTTTTAGTTTGCTTTCATTTTGAGGTGCCAACTGGTTCGACTGTGTGATCAACTACACCCAATTGGCACATGAAAATAAAGGCGGGTAAGCGGTGGACTGCTTACCCTAGTGTTTAGGTTGATAGCCGTTCTTGCAGACTATCCCTGCGTCGTTGCCTTGGAGCGCCTGATCTCAGACACGCCTTTTTTGAGCCATCACCTCACCAACTAGCTGATACAAGTTACCTAAACGATTGATGGTTGATTGGCGCTAGGCTTGTTTTAAATGTTGATAAACAGCGCGGTGACAGCCTTCCAATAACTTCGTCGTCACTTTTTGCTTTCCGCTTTTTGTGAAGATGTTGTGCTTAGTGTCAACGTAATCGGTATCAAATGACTCTGCATAATGTGCAGCTTCGTTTCGTAAACCTCTTGCTTTTCTTCCGTTCATAATATTTACCTTTAAATTAAAAGAGGGAGAGTCCGATGCCGGTAATCCGGCATCGGGTTTTAGTTCAATTTAATAACTAACTACGCTGCCAAGGTGGTAGGTCGCTTTGAGCTGCTGCAGGTTGCTGCGCTGATGTTGGTTGACCTGAAGCGGTAACTTGAGGTTGTGCGCTAAACTTTGGGCGACTACCAGCAATGGCGGCAAACTTTTTAACTTCGTTGCTTGGATCGTATTGACCAGTCTTGTCGATACGAATAGCGACTTTGATTTCCATTGGAATACCGTGCAAGTCTGAGCTGTCTTGTACTGAGCTTTTACCACAAGCGCTAACCAGCTGTGCCATCTGCTTACGACCAATCTGCTGTGCAATCTGGTTGTTGTTGCGTAGCGTGATATCTTGGAATATCAGGCGACCAGCATGTGTACCGTCAATGATTTTCAAGCCAAGGCTTAGACGGTTGCCTGAGCCTGACGCATTGTCTTTAATTTCAGAGCGAGTGATTTCAGCGGTGTAAGTACCTGCTGGGATTGGGTCGAAATCGTTTTTGTGTGCGTCTTGGATTTCGTTTTGGTCGAACTGCATGTCTAATAGAGCCATGATTAAATTCCTTATGCTTCGTTAGTTTCGATACTGGTTTCAGTTTCGGTTGATTGTGTTACTTGGGTTTGTTGCTGATTGCCACGAATTTTCGCAGCAATAGCGGCTAAGTTAGGACGTTCATTTACATCAAGCTTTCCACTTCTATCCTTGGCTGGGTACTTGGTATCAGCTCGGGTCTGTAGGTAGTGCAGCGGATTGCCGTGTTCGTCTTTATCGACTCGCATTAAAAACACTTCGTCGAAAAAGTAGGGGACATTGGCGCTAAGTTTTTGACCTGGGAACATTGGACGATATCGAATAACTTTTGCATCGTCTTGATAGGCTTCCAACTTGGCAGCAAAGTAGACATTACGAGGTAAGTCACGGAAGGCGCGAATAGCGTCTTCTACCTTTTCTTGCATATCGCCATAAGCAGCGCGGGGATCCTTGGATTCCTTTTTCGCTTTGTTCAGCACGACTTCTGCAATCTCGCTGATTGAGTCAAGACAAATCCAGTCATAAGACAAGCCTTGCTCAGTCTCAGTCAGCCATCGGTACGCTTCCATTAAGTCGTCAACTGACTCGATAGTGACTACATCGATATCCGCTTCACCAATTGATAGCAGACCAGACTCAGCACTTAGAATGATGGTCTTGCTATGGTCGGGCGTGGTCGCACAAAGTACCGTTTTACCAGCGCCTGCTTGTCCGTAGACAAGCACCTTTACGCCGTTGGTTTGCGCTTGTTGGCGCGTGGTTGTTAACTTAATTGCCATCTTGGGTAAACTCCTGCATTTCACCGTTAATTAATTCTTGCTGTGCGTCAGCTTCACCAAAGGTGCAAACCGCGCACATGCCCATATCTCGAATAGTGGGAACCTGACCGCAGCAATCGCATTCAGTTTCCCAGTCAGCTACGTCAGTCATTTAACTTCCACTGATACGCTAGGCTTGGCAGGTTTGGTGGTCATGTACTGCGCCATGACTGGCACCAAGTCGTCGCGCATTGCCTCAAGTGAGCGCAAATTTTTGGTATCAAGTGATGGCTTCCACTTAACGCACTTTTTAATCTCATCGGGCAGCTTGTCCCAATCCGATTGAATGGCGCTATCATCTAGCGAACGGGTTAGCTTACCGACGGTCTTAACTTTGAATAAATGACCTTCAGCGTTTGTAGTGCCCTCATCAGAGACACCTACCAACTCGGTTATTTGAGTTTCGATATTCAAGCGACGCTCTTTGGCGTGAGCTTCAGCTTCTTTTGCTTCTTGCCAGTAACGAGCCAAGACGTCGATCTCGTT